TGATTATAATTCATATGATTATGGAAGCGGATATGAAAGTGGTTATGAACTAACCAATGAGAAAGACAATAAAGCAACTGGATTTATTATTATTTTCATAATAATTTCACCGTTTATAATTATATTTTCTGTATTATTATTACGTTTGTCATGTTGTATTATTGCTGACATCAGAGAGGAAATAATAGAAAAGAAAAAAAAATATATGATTAAAAAAAAAGAAAAAATATATATAAAAGATGGTAAACTCACTACTAATTATATTAACGAATTAAACAAGAGAAATCCAATAAACGAAATTTCGGATAACTGTGCTATTTGTATAGAAAAAATAACTAAAAACCATAAATATGTTACATTGAATTGTAGTCATACATTCCATAAAAAATGTTTACAACTCTGGATAAAAACACAGACATCTGAATACAATAATCCGACGTGTCCGTTAGACCGCGTCGTTATCATAGAAATACCAAAAGTAAACCATCGGCAAGTTACTTACTCTTCAGACAGCGATAATAGTGATTTTGATTAATTCTGTATCATCTGACGTATATACTTCAAGCACCCTTCGGGTAACATTCTTTTTTTTGGATCCCATTTTATACACTCCGCTAAAATTGTTTGGTATCCTGTTTTAAATATTTTTGCATCAAATAAAATTGTATTATCTAAATCAAGTGAACCAACGTTTTCTAATAAATTAAACGGACATTTACCAATAAACGAAATATGTAGTTCATACAATTTTTTATTGTTCAGTGTGTTGTCGTTGGTACATTTGGGTCTAAATAATGCTTTACCTGTAATTAATTCATATAGAATACAACCAAATCCCCAAATATCAATTTCATACGAATAATCTATATCTAAATATATTTCTGGTGCACGATACCAAAGAGTTGTTATATTGGTATTTTTATGATCCAATTGTTTACTAGCGTCTTCTGATAAATTAAAATCACAAATAGCACAAGTCGTTAGGAAATTGTCCTTTAAATTTACTAATATATTTTCTGGTTTAAGGTCGCCATGAATAATTTCTTTTTGTTTAAGAAACACAAGACCTTTTAAAAGTTGTTTAACAATTATACGTATATCTATTTTACAAAATTTTTTTTTTTTAGAATATTGGTATAAATTGCAATCATATTTATTGGTAATTATACAAAAATGATCTTTATACGTAAATGTATCAAATATAGATACAAATAATGTAGGGTGTTTTATTTTTTTTATAATTTCTACTTCTTTAATGGCGTGTTCAGTATATTTAGAAGATTTTTTAAAAATTTTTACACATCTTGGTGAATTTAGTTTTTCAAAATCGGTAACTTTATTACTAATAGAATATAAAATATTATAAATGTTTGCATATGAACCATAGCCCAATTGTTTATTTATATAAAATTTAGTGTTACCGTTAGAAATATAAACATTATTAAAAGATTCAGTGTCTTCAAATAAAAAACGTTTTGATTTATGTTGTTCTAGTTCCATTATATATATAAGAATTTAGATTTTAACATAGTTTATTACAAAAAATAAATATCTATGTTTAAAAATATAATATATTGTAAAATAATATATTATATGAAGATAACTGAATACTATAATTCTGATTTTATTAATATTAAGATAGAAGTGATTAATAAAGCAGAAGTTATAATTCTAAATATAAAAAAAAATGCACCAACCGACCTTGAATGGGACGACTTTCTACACATATTTAGGTTATATTATGAACATAGATTGAAAAATCTAAGACAAAAATATATTATGATGGTAAACGTTCAAGAAATGTCTCTCTTATCTCTCACTAAAATAAAACAGTTTGTAAAAATTCTCAAAGATAACGAAGAACTAATAAAACAATGTGCTATATACACAGTTTTTGTAGTTAGTTCTTCGCTTGTGAAACAGTTTTTGAATTTTGCGTTAACTATATATAAAAATAAAAAACCCGTGTTTTTTAAAACAGATTATGAAGCGGTTTATAAAGAAATTCATGATCAGATCGCACAAGAAATAACAAATACTTAAATTGTAGAGTTTAAAGTATGTTTGGTTGCTTCAAATATTTTCTTTATTATTAAATAATAATGCGAAATATTGGTTTTTCCTTGTATTATATGATAAACGTTTATCAACATTACTATAATATACATAAGCAACTTACGTGCAAAAAAATATGCAGACGACGTTAAAGAATTATCTATGTAGTGTGACATTGAAGATGAATTATTAAGAAAAAAAGCATGCATATCTAAAATACCCTGTATCATTTTGTAACTAATATTTTTATCATCGGTGTATAATACTTCACTAAATGTAGTTATATTACGAATACTCATTGCTGATAAAAATAGTGTTTTAACATTCTCTCTTTTAGGAAATATAAAGGGTGTTACACCATCTATTTTATTACATACAGACGGTCGCCCATCAAACAAAAATGGTATAAAGCAACTAAAATGTAATTTTTTAAATATATTCTCTGTGTTTGAATATGTATTTGTCAATACTTCTCTATTGTTTTTTACATCATAATAATTTATATAGAGACGTTTATCAAAACTACTCATTCCTTTCTCTCGTATTGTTTTATTCAGATAACGTTTTATTATTTTAAATGTGGTTGTTAATTTTTTTGTTTTTTTGTAATTTTTAGAAAAAATAGGTAATAATTTGTAAACAATATTTAATTTGTCTAAAAAATAAAGTAATCCTAACAAACTACCAACGCTTGTTCCTGATATACGTGCGACTTTTACAAATCCCTGTTTTTCCATTTCTTTGAGATATAGTAGATTTCCCAGAATATAAGCACCCTTGAACCCCCCTCCATCAATAATTAAATCAATTTCTTGTGGTTTTTTGGGTTTTTCTAGGTTTATTATTAAAGATTGAATTATTTTTTTCATATATTGATTAGATGTTTAAAAATGTTAATTCATACTTTTATAACCACGATTGCGTCCATATTTTCTTGCATTACAACTTCCAAAACAACAAGAGTATAGTATATACATACAAGATGTTAATATAAATAAAAAGAATAGAATACCAAAAACAGCAAGCGTGCCCAAACTACTATTTTCTGCCTGTGTTAATTGTTGTTCGTAGCAAGACGAAAAGGAAGAATTACCATTTTTATTATAGCAAATGTTTAAAGGTCCTTCAAAATTATTTTTTTTCATCAAATCTTTACAACACATAGATATATTTTGAAACGGTAAGCATGAAACTGTATTAGTAACATTTACATGTGCCGGGTTAATTGCACAGTTATCTCCGGTATATGAGTATGTTACCAAATTTGTAAAATTATCAAAAAAAGTTGCGAAACATAATGTTGGCATCATCAAAAACATCATAACATTCATTATTAAATATAGTAATACAGTGTTTAAATATATTTAGTAAAATATTTTCTTTGTAAATATTATAATGTTGACAAAACTTCATAGTGGTGTGGTGGATCAAATGACCAATACATTCGGTATTAATTTAGGAATCGCATCTCTTATTGTATTTATATTTTTTATGATAATACACTTATTTATAACGAAGTGGCTCTGGAATAATGTGTTGATTCAATTGGTGCCATCTGTCAAACGAGCAACCAGTATGTGGCAGATGCTTGGTTTAACTGTTCTAATGTCGTTCGTGGTTCCTAAATAATTAAAATGCTTTGTAACTTATATATATAACAAATGTACTTAGAGAAACACTACCATTGTATAGTGTGAATGAACACAATGACATCTTTATGCTCACTCACAACCATCGGAAACCTACAGCAATTTCAAACCAAAACCTTAATTTTTGTTTGTGTTTCCAGCATTTATTAACGTTACTGTATTTATGAAGCACACAGCAATCGTATTATCCGCGAGGATTTTACGAACGCCAATTATTTTTCTGCTTCATGCCATAATGAATCACTACGGCAATCGTATTATCAGTGTGGATAATACGAAAATAACCATAACTGATTCAGTAACGCTACAGCAATTAACTAATCAATTATTTAATTATTATTTTCAATGTTCTGCATTGAAAAACAAATTTATTATTTACGAATAGTAAGTTTCAAGTTGGCTTCTGGCGACCACAGAAGACTAGTAAAAGGGGGGTCAAATGTAGAATACGCAAGTGTTTTACATCCAATACATATTTACATATGTAATATACTCTGATAATGTTGGGCTGGTGTTAATGCTGCTGCTTTAAGCGTGTGTGCACCGAATGGTTGGGAGCGATAGTCACTGGGTTGACTTTAAATATTTACCTGTCTATGGTATAAGACATTAAACATACTAATGTGAATCATACAGCAATTCCAAAATTGAATTTTAATCAAAATAATGATTCCAGTACCAATACGCTCGTATGGCTCAGTTGGTTAGAGCGCCGTGCTTATAGAGAACATCTATGTTTGTGAGGTTAATAACCTTGAAGTTACACGGAGGTCGCGGGTTCAAGCCCCGCTATGAGCATAATTTTAAGCAGTCTGACAGCAATTTCCAAAAATTGACTTTTAATCAAATAAATGACTGCTGTATTCTTTTCTCGTCATAGCTCAGTTGGTAGAGCATGGGATTGTAGTTGTTATCAAATAAAATTCCTGTGGTCGCTGGTTCGAGTCCGGCTGACGAGACTTTTTTTGTCATCATGTCCGAGTGGTTAAGGAGATCGACTTAAGTTCGATTGGATTTTAATCCGCGCAGGTTCGAACCCTGCTGTTGACACCATTTTCGCCCCCTTAGCTCAGTCGGTAGAGCATCAGACTTTTAATCTGAGGGTCGCGGGTTCAAGTCCCGCAGGGGGCTTAGTCGTTGTCTGACTTTAAACAGACAAAAATCAAGAACGAACAGCAATATTTTTTGCATTATAAGCCGGTGGACGTGGGATCGAAACCCACACAGACTATGTCTGTTAACTCAGTGGGAGAGTGCCGTTAAAATGTTCTTAGCACAATAGTTAGTATCGTCGTTGGGTCAGACGTTAAATGACACCACGTTGCTCCCATGGCTTAGCTGGTTAAAGCGTCCGACTGTTAATCGGAAGATCGAAGGTTCAAGTCCTTCTGGGAGCGTTTTTTGTGTCGTTACAGCAACAATTTTGCAATGTTTAGCACCGGGAATATGCAGGTTCAAACCCTGTCTGATTTCTTCGGAAATTAGTAACTTAATTGGTTAAAGTTGTCCCAAAATTTATCCGACACAGTATTATAAATAACAGCCCTTGTGGCCTAATTGGCTAAGGCGTCTGACTTCTAATCAGAAGATCGGGGGTTCGAGTCCCCCCAAGGGTTTTGGGGACCTTGGTCTAGTGGATAGGATTGTTGCCTTCCAAGCAATAGGCTCGGGTTCGATTCCCGGAGGTCTCATATTTTAAGCGGGGTGGCGCAGTGGAAGCGTGTTGGACTCATAACCCAAAGGCCGAAGGATCGAAACCTTCTCCCGCTATTCTTTACATATTCTAATATTAAAATACTTAAATACAGTTAGGATTAAAATACTATCTCCTATATTATTAATGGGTAATATAAGCAATATAAACCATATAATTCATTTTTTTTTAGGATTAATTAGTAGTAAATATCAGTTTATTATTCCTCTATTTTTAATTTATCAATTAATAGATGGATACAAATTTAAATATATATTAACTACAACAGGAAATCAAACAGATGATATTTATCTAGACCTATTATTGTTCGCATTAGGAGGATTTTCTATGCGTTATATATGAATAATATACTTACATTTTTATTAGTGTGTATGGGTATTCGTTCTCTCGCAGTTTACTTATCATACGCTAATAAACTTCATGCATTACTGGGTGCGGTGTATATATTATTTGGTATTGGGATTTTTACCATTTATACTTATAATCTTCGTCCCACAGGCATAGAAACCGGTGGTAAAAAAATATGGTGGGATTCATATCGTCCACTATTTGGCACCATATGGATTTTATTCGGGATTGCATCTTTGCAAAATAAACCATACGCTTGGAAAATTTTATCATTAGATGTTATTATTGGACTATTTCTTTTTTTTAATAAACATTTTTTGAAAATATTTTGATTGCCCCCTTGGCCAAGCGGTAAGGCGTCGGTCTTGTAAACCGAAGATCGTGAGTTCAAATCTCACAGGAGGCTTTTGCTGTCATGGCCGAGAGGTTAAGGCGATGGACTGCTAATCCATTGGGCTCTGCCCGCG